GCATCGCCCAGAGCCTTGAGTCGGTCGCTCTGGGCCTTGTAGGCGTCCACGGCGAGCTTTTCTTCGTCGTTCCGGTGGTCCGCCGTCTTGTCCGCGAGCTTCTGGGCCAACTGCTTGACGAGGTTTTGCATCGCCTCGATTTGCTGTTGCGCGGCCTGAAGGTCCGGAGATGGCCCGTCTTCCAAGGCCTGTTTGGGAACCATCCGCTTCAGGCGCTCAGCCGCTTCCTCCGCACCTGGGAAGTCCCCGGCCCGGAGCATGATATCCCCGATCACCGCTGCGAGCTGTTGGTTCTGTGAGAGCAGTTGGGTGAAGGCGTTGAACGCCTCTTGGCGCTTGGTCGCGAACGCCGGTCCCACGTCGGACTCAACGTCGTACTTCCCAACCGAGGGATTGAAGATGGTCTCTACCTCATCCTCAGACTTCTTGCGCTTCTGAAGGGCCTCTTTGGCGTCGGGGTCGATGGTGACGGCGGTTTCATCGCCCTCATCGCCCTGCATCTTCAGCACGCGTTCGGTGTCGTAGACCTTCGGAATCAGGTCGATGAGGATTTTCCCCGTGTAGCGGATCGCAATCGCCTGATGGTCAAGGAAGTGGAAGGTCGCATTATCCCCCTGGCGCTGGCGCTGGGCAATCGCCACTCCTGACCGCTCATTGGATGGGGCGCCCATGTCGGACTGATATTGCCCCGAGACCATCCGCATCCACTCGGCGGCCTGAACCATACCCTCCATGAAGACCGGCGCGCCAACTGGGGGCTGTTGACGCTCGGGCTTGGGAATTTCCTCACCTTCGTCGTCGCGATGATTCCACAGCATATAGGCGTAGTTTTGGGTGTTCGCGTTGCCCCATTCGGTCTCATAGCCCTCGATGGCATCGGCTGCCGCGATGTATGGCGTCTTGGACTGAAGTGCCCCAAACTCAATACTCCCGCTCGCATTGTAGTTGAAAATGCGCTGCGGGTCCTTCAGCGCGCGCACGTGGCCTTTGCGGTCCAGAACCCCGTCAATGACCGTCTCTTCCCCGATGCAGCGGACAATCGGGATGTAGACCCCCGGCCAGTCCTTTTCGTCCACGATCTCGTCACCTTCGATCTTGAACCACTCCACTTTCGATGAGGTGATCTTGCGGGTTTTCGTGGTGGACTGCGCCTTCAGGAGCTTGACGAGTTTGGGGTCCAGTTCCGAGGCGCGGACAATCCGGGTGGTGTCCTCGCCGTTCTCCTCAAGCTGGTAGGCGATCAGCTCATCCTTCTGAGTGAGCCGGCGGAAATATTCGCAGGAGATCACCCGGTCTTCTCGGACAAACGTCTGCCCCGGCGCGAGCGCGTCCATGCCCCCCGGAGGGGTCTGATTGGGGTGCAGGAGGTCCCATTCCCGGCGCGGCATCGACGTGGCGATGAACCCGAACTTGGCGTCCGAGCCGTCGAACTCGTTGATATCCGGGTCCAGATAGACCGTGCGCGGGTCCTTGATCCGGCGGATGAAAATCTCTTGGTCGAACGAGTCGTCGTTCGCGTAGTCGGTCACGATGCGCCAGTACCCGGCCCCGCCCATGACCGCAGCCTTTAGCCCGGTCTGATAGGCCGTCGCGGCGTTGGAGTTGTATTCGATGTGGCGAACGACACCGTTATAGACCTCGGCGGAATCGAATGAGGCCCCATCTCCCACCGCCCTGATCTTGATCGCCACACGGCTTTGGCGGGCGTCGTTGAGGATGTCGAGACAATGCTGCTTGGTCTTGTTGACCGTCAGCATCGGCTTGGTCTGTTCCTCCATCCGGTTCCGAATGTCTTCGGGCCACTGATAGAGGTTGTCCGAATCGCCCTCGCCGAACTTCTCATCGTCAATGGAACGGGCGCGCCATGTCGCTTCCCAGTTCTCACACCGATGGAACCGAGTGCGTGCTTCGTCCAGCACCTTACGTTGGCGCTCTTCGTCCCGCTTCGCCATTCCCCCTCACCTCGCCATCCAAGCCCGAGGACCGGGGCGGACCTTAACATGTGGTTTCGGCTGCGGCTTTACCTTAACCGGCTCATCCCGCAGGGCCACGCCCATATAGCGGAAAGCATCGGACCCGTGCGAGGCCCAACTATGCTCGGGCAGCTTTGAGCGCGTCCCGTCGTCATCCACGTCGTACTTGTAAGCTCCCAAAGCAGCTATTCCATCCACCGTCTCGGCTTGGTCGAAGTAGCAGTTCGGGAAGATGGTCCGCGCCGCCTGAATCCCATCGGCTATCGAGACCTTCGGGACAATCCGTACCCGGAACTGTGCGTCTTCCACCTGCTGGCGGGTGGTGCGCCGCGATGACAGCCGCTCTTCGTCCGCATCGTGGGGCAGCCACACGGTCCCGTACGTGTACTTGTGCTCTTCCTCCAGAGCCCGCAGGTAGTCCACATAATGGGAGATGTGCTCGCCGTTGTTCTGGTAGTAGCGAATCACCCGGTTTTCGAGACCGAACATCTGGACGAACCAGATCGCCGTCACGTCTGAGCGGCCCAAGTCCCAGAAGGTATGCACCGGCTTTCCGGGCAAGTGGGGAACCCGACAGATGCGCCCTGACGACTTCGTGGCCCGGAGTTCCTTGGCGTAGATCGCGCCCTCCAAGGCGACGCGGGTGTGACCCTCCCAGACCCAGAGATATTCATCGTAGTCAGTCTCGCGCATGTGGGCGATCTGCTGGCGAATCTCATCCGTGATCCACGGGTTGTCCCGATAGGTCACCTTCCTGACGACGGAATTGGGCGGGGGCTCATTGCTCACGAAGAGCTGCCACAGGTAATCGGTCTCTAGCTCGGGGTTGAAGCTGACCCAGATTTCGGCGCCCGGCTTACGAATGGTGGGATCAAGCTTCTTCCAACTCGTCTCGGTGACGATGCGCGCCTCTTCGATCCAACAGACGTCCACGCCCTCGGCGGATTTCAGCGCCTCCGGGTCGGACAAACCTTTGAAAATGAACAGCGTCCCGCGCGGCCCGCGTATCTCTTGGTCGAGGATGCGGTAGTAGTCCTCCAGCCCCATCAACTTGATCTGGTCCGCCAGCAATTGCTTGACGGACTCTTTGATGGAGGACTGGGTTTCGCGGGTGCAGAGGACCCGAACGCCCGTCAGGCCCCGGATCAGCAGAGCGCGGGCGAACTGCCAGGACTTGCAGCCAACGCGGCCACCGTGAAAGACCTTGTACCGCGCCTTTTCCCCGAGAAGCGGCTCAAACGCCTTCGGGAACTGTGCGTGGATGCGGACCAGCGCCGACAATCAGCGCTTCTTCGGCTTTCCGCCGAGCCCCTTTTTCCAGTCGTTCGGCCCCGGCCCCTTCGCATCAGGGGTGTTCTTCCGGTTGTCCGGATGAACCCAATCCTTGGCGTAGTCGGCCATTTTCTTCTTGTTGCCCATCAGCACTTCCCCCCGCGCGCATTGGACCACCGGGCCGTGTCGGGGGACTTCTTGCCGGGCTTCTTGTCGCCCTTGGGCTTCGGCTTCTTGGGCATCACCTCTTCTTCCCCTTCAGGACTCGGTTCGCCTTGGCGTCGATTTTCGCCTTCGCGGACGGTGAGAGCTTGCCTTTCGCGACCATCTGGGAGGCGCGGGCCTTCGCATTGGCCGCGTGGCTCTTGTCGGGCATCGGATATTTGCGCTCGCCAGGGAGGCCAAACGAGGACTTCGGGAGCCACTTGCGCTTCTTGGTGGTCAGGTCAGCCATTTGGCGCCCCTCTCCGAGCCATCAGAGCCCCGGTTGCGTAGCCCAGCGCCCATATCAACGCTGCGGCGATCCATCCGATGATGAGAGCTGCCATCCGCCCCTCCGATTGAGCGGGACTATCGCACAAAGAAAAGCCCCGGCAAGTCGGGTTGCCGAGGCCTAGAGTGGGTGTGTGGGCTAACAGAGCGTCGGGCGAGATCAGTCCCAACACCGGGAGATTACGCGAGTCGGCCCCAAATCACCAAATCGTGGTTGCCGATGATCTGATCACCTATCGGGTTGTCGAAGGCGACGTTCAGGACCACCGGATCGGCCAGCGGCATCAGCTCCAGCACTTCGGC